GCGTGCCGGCCGGGGTGAAGGTGAGCGCCGTCGCCGGCGCGCCGAAGAAAAACCAGCGGTTCAAATCTGCGCGATAGCGGAATGACTGGATCGAGCCGGGCACGAGCTTGATGTCTCGCCCTATCTTGAAGCGGTTGCTTGCCGCGCTGTTTGCGCTCTCGTCCTTGATAGTGACGTTGCCTGGGCTGGTGCTATCCAGACCGATTGAAATCACACGATCTTCGACGCCGTCAGGGAAAGCAGCCGCGCTGATTCCGGTCAGATCATGATCGGCGTCTGCCGAGAGGATGATGCAACCGGCATCCTTGAGGCCGGTCGGCGCGAAATCGTTTGCATTCGCGTTCAGTTGGTTCGGCGTCAGAATCTGCGTGCGGTTGTCGTGCCCCAGAGCCCGACCACCGACAGTTACGCCGTCACCAATGCGTGCGCTCTTCTTCGTCTTGTCATAGACAATCTGGCCTTCTGCCGGGGTCATGGTGGCCCAGTTGGTCTTTCGGGCAAGCCGGCGCGTCGTGTAGCTCATTGATAATATCTCCGGTTAGAGGTCTGCGTCGCCGTCATCGACAGTCGCGGCTGAGCCAGTTTCATCGTCGGCATCACCGTCGTCTGCGGCCTGCGCGGCGATGGCGAGAGCCGACTCAATCAAGCCTTCTACAGTCGCCGCCGTGGATTCGATGTCGCTCACGGCCGTTGTGGCTGTGTCGGCGGCGCTATTCGCCGCCGCTGCGTCGGCTGCCACGGCATCAGCCGTCGCATTGATTGTTGTTTGGGCCGCCTGCACCGCGGCAAGCGACTGCTGCGCCTGGTCGCGCGCAATCGTCGCGGCATCAATGACAGCCGGAGAGACGCCCCGCGAGGCCAACACCCATTTAGATGCGTCGGTGCCTGGCGTCACGCCGTTAACGGACGCTGCAGTACACGTCCACGTCTGACCGTCGTAGATGACGCGGTCAATATATGTGGCATTGCTGACGTAGGTGGTCGCTGGATCATACGGACGTTCGCGATAGCTCGTTCCGGTATCGCCCTTGTCGCCTTTGTCGCCTTTGTCGCCAACACGCGCAAAGGCGATCGCCAAAGCGTCATTGTTAGCAAAAGGTGTCGTGCCGCTCGACGCAACGACCGAGCCGACCAGAGACCGGAACCCGGACCCAGCGTTGACCGCAGTAACATTGAACAGAACGAATTTGGTCTGGTCGGACGCTTTGTAAAGTCTGACCAGCTGCTTGACCTCAGATGTGCCGCTCCCAGCCTCGTCCAAAGCCGCCGCGAAGCTCAATGTGCGGCTGTCGATTGTGCTCACGACGATAGCCGTCGCTGCATTTTGGATGGCGTTGTTGAGCCGGAGCTTGCCGGCACCGGGGTCCGCAACGGAAGTTGACAGACCATCGAAGCTGTAAGGAATAACTAAGCCGCCACCGTCCACGCCGCGGATATTCGCGATAATGGACCAGACGCCAGCCGATCGCTTATAGACGTCAGATGTTGTCGTGCGGAAGTAGAAATCTTCATCAGTTCCGCCGACTGGCACTGCCACACCGCTGGTCCAGGTTGCGCCGCGGGCGCCGGAATCCGCCGACAATTGCCAGTCGGTCGGATTATCACGGGGTCGCTTGTTCGTGTTGATCGTTTTCGATCGCCACGTTGCCATGCGACCGGACGAATTGAGATCAAACACCTCGTCGTTGACGAGATATGTTTCAGCCGCCGACCATGGGCCGCGCGTTTCCGTGCCAACTGGGGCGCCCTGCTCGACCCAAAAGCCATCCTCTTTATGCCAGAGCTTCCAGCCGGCCGTGTTCGACTTGAGCGCGAACCACCCATCCTCACCGGCGTCCGCGTCGGGCTCGTCGCCAACAACAGAAATGATGATATTCAGCGTGTTGAGGTAGTCGACCAGCCGCTGAACATCGGCCATCGCCTTTCCGCCAGCATAGCGCAGCGGCGACGTTTTCTCGATGCGATACTCAGCATCCGCGAGCGCGCCGCCGGGCCACGCATCGATCGTCAGTGCCGTTGTGCTCGGCACCGCGCGAATGAAAACGCTAATGCCTGTCGCCGCGTCAACGAACATGTCCAGTTCGCGGGCATTCAGGTCCGTCAGGATGGCGCCGGGAATTGAGACCGCGGTGCCGCCGGCGTCAACAGACGCGAGACCGACGCGATAGGGCGGAAGAAGAAGCGACATCAGGCCGGCACTCCCGTATAGACTGCGAATGAACCAACCATCCGTGACTTCAGGTATGCCACCTGCGTATCGGCGTCGGCGCGCTTGTCATAGGCACCGAAGACACGTTGCGCGCCACTGGTTTCAGATACGTCCGTTCGCACCACGATGTAGAGTTTCTGCATAACTATCTCCTGAAATCTCCGATGAACACCTGGCCGCTGGTGATGTTGTTAAAAGCGCCGGGAGAGGTGTTGCCGTTGTTGGTTGAAACGTGGAGCGCGAATGTGTGATACCCGGCGGAAAGTCCGGTCACGGCCCACTGCACGTCGATGTTGCTGTAGATGGTTGCTTGCGGTGAACCGCTCCAGAGCCACGTCCACTCCTTGCGCAAGACGCCATCGACCAGAAGAGCAATCGTCGAAATTGGGTATGGATTTGGATTGGGACTGCTTGTCCCGGCATTCAGGGCCGAGTAGTGAAAAAGAGCCGTACCTGAGAGGATTTCGACAGCCGCGCTAAAGTATGGCGTAGCGGCGATGCCGCCGCCGTTTCCAGGATTTGAGCCTGCTCCGGACCCTGAGCAGTTGAAGAATTGCGTGTTTGTGACTGCGTTTCGAATGATCTGGTCGATGCCGACGCTATTGATCGAGAGTTGTAAGGTGTTGATTGAGCCCGCTTGAATTTTCGCTCCGCTGATCGTGCCATCGACGATCACGTCACCACGGATAAACATCCCATATTGGACGGACCCATCCAGACGACGAACGCCCTGAAACACGAACCCACCTGTAACCCCGTCGATATAGCCCGTGACGCCGAACTGTACCTTAACACCATCGACGCTGGCGCTGATGACGTTCAATGAAGCTGTGTGGCTGTTAAGCGTGGTGCTGAACGAGCTGAGCTGGCCTGCGAATGAATTATTGAGGGTCGCCTGAGCGGCGAGCGAATTATTTACACTGGCAAAGCCGTTGCTGGTGGATGCACTCAGATTGTCAATGCGAATCGAGAGAGCCGAGTCGGCCGCGGACCTCGCCTGAATTTCAGTCGTGATCTTCGCATTGACAGTGCCAAACTGGGTGTTGAACACTTGCGTCTGGTCCGCGACAGACTGCGTCAGGTCCGATAACGCTGTGTTGGTGATGGTGATACGCGAATTGGCCTGTTCAATATCGGCCGAAAGCTCGAGCGACGTCTGAGCCAGAGACGCCTCAAGGTTGGTCGCGGCGGTCCACAGTTCGGTGATCTGCGCATTCGCCTTACCGGAGAAGGATGTCAGTTCGCGGCGCTGCTGCTTTTTGTCCAACCAGTTGCGGGCGATATCGACGGAAGCGACGGAGGCGATCAGCTGCTCCAGTTGCAACTTGGTGTTCTCAAGATCGTCAAGCGCTTGAGTGACCTGATGCTTGATGGCCTCCTGAAATTCTATAAGTCCAAGGCGCACGTCTGGCAGGATGGCTGGCAACCAGTCCGACCACTCCGTTGCTCGCGGCGACGTCGGGATATAGCGCCCTCGCGCATAGACCGTAGTTGCCGGCAAGAACGCCTGCGAACTTACGATGATCGAGCCACGCTGCGCGTCGTCGGTTGTTCCGCGCAGAAAGATGTCGCTCTCGCTTGCAGTCTTGGCGATTTCGTATGAGACGCCTGAAATGTCAGCCTTGCTGCCATCCCATTCGAGATAGACGACAGGTCGACGCGGTAATCCGTTCGCATCCGTTAATATCTGCCCTTCTGCATACCAAGACACCATTGGCTGCGGTGTCGGCCGCAGAATTTCCATCGACGCGAACACGGGCGGAACATAGTCATCGTCTTGCGACCAGTCATAGTCGGACGGATCAACTTCCGTGATCTGCAACATGACATCGAGGTTGGCCTTGTACGCCATGCCGTCGATGCGAAACCACTTGTCGATGTAGCCGTTCCTGGCGCTGCTCCACTTGACGATATCACCGGGCTCAAGCACCTGCGCCCAAGGCGGTAGAACGATGGTGTGTCGGCGCTCGCGCAGCGCCTCCAGCATCGCACTCTTGAGTAGACGCTGCACTTGCCCATGGTATGGACAAGCCGAAAGATCGACGTCCGCGAACAACTCGCGATTGCCGTCCCGAACGATCTGAGCCGGATTTTTCGTGACCGGCGACGTCTTGACGTTCCAGCCTTCAAGAGGCTCGGGGTATTTCGCCACGACGCCGTTGATGCTGTCGGCGAGCGAACGGAACGGGTTATAGACCTGTTCTTCACTCGAAAGGATATCCGCATCCGAGAACGACAGAACCGGCGTATCCGGCTCACCTACGTGGATGGTGTAGGTGCCGCCGACCTCGGTCAGCCGACCGTTGCAGGTTTTCAGCAGCGCCTCTATCGCGTCCGCTGGCGCAACGTTGACGTTGATCTGGATACCGGAGCGATACTGAGCCTCCAGACCATCCGGTCCTTCCGCCATGGATCGGCACTTGTTGATCGCTGCAATCCAGTTTGCAGGAGGCAGGATCGCCGGATTGGCGGCCTGCAGACCATAAAGCCATTGGCCGTTATACGTGATGCCGCGAAGAATGTTGTAAATCTGGACGACCGGGAGGTCGTCTCCGTCCCCGCCCCAGGTCGCAGGGTCAGAGTAGCGGTGAGAACCCGAGCCGCCTGCGGTGTCGTCCCTCGAAGGGTCGTAGAGTTTCGTCCCCGCGAGCGTGAACTTGCACTGCGGAAACCCGTTCAGCATCGGGTTTTCGTTGTCGAGATCGTTTCGCAGCGCCGTGATGATCACATACGGCACACCCTTGCCGATGCGATCAACACTCCATGGCCGGTCCGAGCTCCCGAACCAACTCACCAGTCTGCTGTCGGCCGCGGTCTGCGTGCCGTCATAGTACTGAAACCAGAGGTGCTGGATATCGCCCCACTTCGTACCGGTGCGGATATGCTTGGTCGACGCCAGGCCATAATCGCCCGGAATCAGCGGCACGTTCTCACCATCGACCCAGACCTCTTGGAGGCTAGAGCCTGCAGGAAAGTCCGCAAGAGCGCGTACCTCGACGTAGTATGCGTTCGGCGTCTCGCCCGCACTCCCCCAAGTGTTGCGGTAAACCAGCGATCCAGCGGTGTTGTATCGGCCAAGAATGATGGACCGCGGCACGTCGCCGCCGCCCGTCATCTTCCCTTGAATGCCGACTTTCTCTTGCGTCGGTTTTCCCTTGATCGCCGCTGCGATCAGGTTGAGCCCGATACCAGCAGCCATCTGTAACGCAAACGCGGTCGCGCCGACGATCCACGTACCGGCAAGCGCCGTCCCGGCGAAGATCGCCGTTGCGATGGAGGTAAACAGAGGCATTCAGGATTCCGTGACGCTAGAGCGTCTTTACGAATGTGGTTTCGGCTACGCTGTAGCCTTTGCGTGCGTAGAGCCTGGAAAATGCAGCGTGTCGGCGAACACAGCCGAGCGTGGCATCGGCGCAACCGTTGACGCGCGCCCAACGCTCATATTCGGTCAGCACCGCGTCGAGAGCGCCTGGTGGCACACGAACAATGCGCTCGATCGCATGACGGCCGGACCCGAACTCGCAATCGAACCAACACGCCAGCAAAAGAGTGCCCGCCCCGGTTAGCGCCAGCCAATCAGGCGCCGAGATCGCATGAGCGCAAAGAAGCGACAGTTGCACACGATCAAAGCGCCAAGTGAATGCATGTTCTTCATGGTGCTTTTGCAGTTCGACCAGCATTGCCGGGATGTCGGCGCGGGTGGCTGGTCGGATACTGGCTGTAGTCATTAGCCCTGCTTTTGACCCCAGAAGATGTTCCAGTCTGACACCGCGACAACGTCCTTGAAGAAGGCGTCACCCGGCGCTCGCAACTGTTGTGAATCGTGCGATCGCGTGTCGGGATTCGTCCGCGTCAGTTCCGACGTATGCGACGTGCAGGTCAGTTCAATGTAGCCGTCATCGCCCTCCTTCGGCGTGGTGACGGGTGCTTCGTCGACGAACCCTTGAAACCGACAGAATGCCGGCTCGAGCAACGCCCGGCTCACCGGATCGAAATAGCCGGAATAGATTTCGACGCGCGCCTGCTTCAGATCGTAGCCGCGAACGACGGCTTGTGTATCGTCGTTTAACTGCGAGATGCGAACGGTGACGGTCTGCACTGTGATGTTCGACACCGCCGGGATGTCGCTGATGGAGATCAGCGCACCGGCACCCTCGAAATTGCGGGTGACCGCTGAACCGGACAACGGATTGATCACTTGCGTCGAGATGTCACCAACACCTGACCAAAAACCATACGGCGCTGGATTACCGGTTTCCCGGTCTCGCGGGATCAGCCACAGGAGATCGCGGAAGACGACGCTGCGGTTGAGCAGCGCGTTTTGGAGCATGGAAGAGAAGGAGCGCATCAGCGGGGTGCCAGAAAGTGATTGAGTAGAGGCGAGGCTGTCAGGCCAACAACAGCGACAATCGCAAAGAACCCTGAGATCAGGCCGAGCATCCAGAGAACCAAACCAAACGATCCTGAACTGCCCGACCGCATCACCTCGCCTCCACCGCTTGAAACGTCACCGTGCCATCGCCCGTATCCGGCGCGGCTTGCGTCTGAATGCTGCCCGGCAAAATCATCATGACGCACGACGGCTTGCTGATGACCACCGTCGCGCCAGTCGTGACACCGGGCCACAGATGCGGGCGCACCTCTACCGAGGAGCCCACCGCAACAACGCGATGAAGATCAGACGCGCCGATTTGCAGCATGTCACCCACACTCAACGTGATCCCGGTCAAGCCGGTAATCGTCAGCGTCTTGCGATCGGTGCCGATCCCTGAGAGCGTGCCGCTCGGCAGCACCGAGGATCCGGGATGCTTGATCGGACGGCAGCGGGAGAAAGAGTAGCCGTAGAACGTGCCCGCGCCATTCTCCAACGCATCGAGACGCGCGCGCCAGTGGTCGAGTTCGTTGGGAGACAGCGACCGCGATTGATATGTGGCCGTCCAAAGCGGATCGCCCAAGTCCTTTACGTAGGTGCGCCCGCCAGCAACACGGCTGACTTCCTGTCGCCACAGCAATTCAAACTGCGTCGACCAACCGGGGAAACCGGAGAGAAGATCAATCGACGCCATCAGAGGGACCGTCCCTGTTGCGCCTTGCGGACGGTCGAAACGACAGTTGCCGGCAGGTCGGCCTTCAATCGCGCAATCTGTTGCTCGACCCGAGCGAGGCCAGCAGCGTCCGCGCCGCGGGCATCGATAGAGACGGTCACCGGCGCGGAAATCGACGAAGGCGCAGCCATGGGGCCAGACAAACGAGGTATCGACGGCGGCTGCACCAAACCGCCATCCTTGTAGCCGCGGAGAGCTTCGAGGTTATGGATGCCGATCCGCTTTACGACGTCGGCCGGTAGGACATATTCGCCCGGGGAAAGGCGCGCCAATACGCTGTCGGACCGAGGCCCGCCGGGACCGGTGACCATGCCGCCACCCGCGAATTTCGGGAATAGCTGATTGCCCACTTGCATCGTGCCGCCGGCACCACCGAACAGCCTAGTCAAGCCTGCGAAGAAACCACCCCCGCCCGCTGGCTTCAGCAGGGAATCGAACGCCGAGTTCAACAGCAGATCACCGAGTTTCTTCGACAGATTTGAAAGCGCATCTGACAGCGAGTTGGCGCCGGTGATCGCGCCGATGACGCCGGACTTGAAGGTGTCATAAAACTCAGAAGCGGACTGTTCCGCGCGCTGCTGCTTCTCGCGAACCATTTCCAGCGCCGCCGCTTGGCGGCCATAGGCCTGCGACGCCTCGTCGATCTTCCGCCGCTGCTCGTCCGTGAGCTGAATATCGCGCCATTTTTCGTTGCCGTTCTGGCGCGCCTCTTCGCGGACCTGCTTCAGCGCCTGCTGTTCGAGATCCAGCGCCATTCGGCGGGATTCTTGCTGCTCCACCGATAGTCCGATGATCTTTTGTTCTTCGATCAACGCCGCCGTGCGATCCTTGACGCCTTGAATATCCTGCTCGAAACGCGTATCCGCGGTGCGCGGCAGCTTCTTTCCTTCCTTCGAACGACGTTCGTCGCCTTCGACATTAAGCTTGGCGACCTGCTTCGCCTGCGCGTCGGTCAACTCGACACCTTTACCGGCAGCGTCTTTCTTGACCTTGGCGATTTCCTCCTCGAGTTGAAGCTGATCCTTCGTCAGCTTGCTGCGACGTCCAGCGTCGGCAAGATAGTCCTTGGCAGCCTTCTCGATTTTTCGGCGGGTCTCTTCATACTTCGCCTCGTCGGCGAACGGCGCGAACTGCTTCTCGAGCTGGTTCAGCTTGAGTTGCTTGGCGAGCTTGTCGAATTTGCCGGCTGCCGTATCAATGCCGCCGAGCAGTGCATTGAGGTCGGCCGCGATCTTCGCGAACGCGTTCAGCCGGCCCAATTCTTCGATTGCAGCCTTCAGGCTGCTGACGGGTGCCTGCCCTTTTGCGACCTCGCCCATCAGTTTCTGGATCTTGGCGAGTTGCGCCTCGCCGGCAGCATCTGACCCTTTCCAGATATCAATGAACGACTGCACCGCCTGCTGCGCCGGCACAAGGGCCGTCGCCAGCTCGGCCGCGGCCTTCTTGTACGCGCCAGCGAAGCCAGCATCGGATGACCCGCCCTCGCCGACCGATTTGACGGCGGGCGCCGCTGCCTTCGCGGCGCTCTCAACCTGCTTGAGGGCGGCCGCATATTCCTTGGAGCCGACCGTCGCATCCTGAGTCCGGCTGTAATACAGCGCCAGCGCCGTTGCCACGGTGCCGCCGATCAGCAGGCCGAGCGGACCGGCGGCCGCACCGATACCGCCGATCGCCGTCGCGATGCTGGCGGTGCGCAGCGCCGCAACGAAGGCGGTGACGGCATTGGTGGCGATGCCGAGCTTCGCGATCATGCCGGCAATGGACCGACCGACCAGCGCGCCGGCAATGATACTGGCGACCTTCAGCGTGACGTCGGCGACGCGATCGAAATTGTCGGCGAGAGCGTTCAGCCCGGCCGTTAGCCGACCGCTGGCGCCGAGGCCTTCATCGGATTGACCGATGTATTGCGTGAAGGCGTTGTTGACGCGGGTGACCGCATCCTCGATCGTCTGGGCGGTCGCACCGAATGCCCGATCAATGTTCCCCTTGGCTGCCAGGATGGCCTTGAACACCTTGTCGCTGGTGAGTTTGCCTTCCTCCCCCAGCTTTTTCAGGCCTGCGACCGTCACTCCGAAATAGTCGGCGATGGCCTGCGCCAACAGCGGCGCATTCTCGCGCACGGACCGCAGCTCATCGCCCTGCAACACACCCGAGCCGAGACCCTGCGACAACTGCAGGATACCGGCCGCCATTTCCGATGCACCAGCGCCGCCGGCCTTGAAGGCCTTGTTCACGATCTCCGTCGCCTTGGCGACGTCAGCCTCGGATTCGGCCACGCCCGCCGTGGAACGCAGGATCCGGGCATACAATTCGGCTGTTTCGGAGAAACCGGCGCGCGTATCCTGGGCGATCTGGATGATCCCCTCGAGAGAACGGCCGGAGCGACCGGCGACCTGCCCAGCAGCAGCAATCAGGTTACCGGCGCGCGTCCACGCGTCCGCATAGGACATGATTTCGCGCGTGCCGATGGCCGCGCCGATACCAGCGAGCGGAGCAACTAGGCTCTGCGCCATGCCACGGCCGATACCATCAAGGTTCTTGTTGGCCTGCCGCCAACGCGCCTCGATGGCCCGCGCCTGCTTGTTCGTCACACCCATGGCGTCCTGCATGCCGCGCTGATATTGCTTAATATCAGCGGAGAGCTGCACCACGAGCTTTTCGAGGTCAGTTGCCATCGTTTACCGGGAGGTCTCAATGCTTCGTCTGATCGTCGTTCTAAGTCTCTGCTGGTGCACCGCAGCCCATGCCAGCATTGCCGATTGCGCGCCAGCCACTGCAAAGGACGTCGAAATGATTCGCTTAGGTCTGGACAATTTCTTCGCGGACGCACCATCCGCGCGCTTTAAGGACGTCTGCATTTCGCAGACAAATCCATTCGATGAAAGGAAGCGCGGGTTTTGCGGACTCGTAAACTTGAAGAACGATGCCGGCGCTTACGTTGGGTATGCGCCATTCATGTACCTAGAAGGCTCAAAAGCCGCCGGCCTCGTCAAAGATAAATCGGCACCGGGCGCATCCTATTGCACGATGTGCGTCGGCGACCCTATCTGCGCCAAGTACCGATAGACCTATTCTTCTTTCAGCCAATCCCAGAGATCGTCGACTTCTTGCGCAGAGAGAGAATTTTCGTCATCCGCGCAGTGCGCCTCTGCCCATCCGTCAGCGGCGGCCATAAATTTCCAGAGCGAGGCTGCTGCCACTCGATCCGGCGACCACCCCATCGCAGCGCCTAGTCCGTAGACGGCGGCAAATCTGAACTTTCCGTTCGGGAGATCGTCGAGTTGATCTCTTCCGGATTTGCCGCCGCGCCTTTTTTTCCGACTTGCTCATCCGGCGCGCCGACGATGCCCGCACTGAGGATGGCCTGCGCGAACATGAGATTTTCCGCCGGCGGCCGCTTCTCGACGTATTCCCTCACCTTTTTCAACGCATCCACCGGCGCCATCCCGCCACCGATCAGGCCGAGCCGAATGACGTTGCTGATATCCCCGACGCGCCACGAATTATCAACCAGACGGTTGAGAACGACATAAGGCCCGGCGTCGCAGGCTTCCTGCAACTTCTCCAACTCGCCCCACGCCAGGCGGAAAGCAAATGTGCCATCCGCCCAATCCAGTTCGATCGAAGCGTCCCTGCTCATTACGAGGCCGGGGTGGTGACGCGAACCATCTCGCCGTCGCTTTGCATCGAGACGTTGTTGGTGACGCGCCGGCCATTCGGCGCACCAAGCTCGAGGGATTCCACATGCATTCGCCCGGTGTAGGTGATCGTCTTCGCCGGGAACTCGATTTCAATTTTCACCGGCACCGAATCCACATCATGCCAAGCATCGAGCCAAGTATCGGACGATTCCGCCGCGAGTACACCCTCGCCGCTGATCGACATGGAAAGTGACGTCGCATCGCGCCCGACCCAATCGATTTTGTCCGGATCGTCGCAGTCCGGAATGTTCACCTCCTCAAGCCCCTTGGTGAGGGTCATAGACCTCGAAGTGAAGCCGCACGGCGCGGCGTAAACGATGGGGTTCGCATCGTTACCGATGAGCACGCGGAATTTTCCGCCCTTGATGGTGGTCGGTTGAGCCATGATGGCCTCCTGATATCGGCCGCTCGGCGGCCATCTGCTTTGATGCGTCGAGAACTAAGGAACCTCGACCAGCGCCATGAACTGCACGACTCCGTGGTTTGTCACGCCATCGGGGTCGCGCATAATTTGAGTGAGGCGGTGCGTCAGCGTCACCAACGCATTGCTCGACAAACTGAGTTCAGCGTCATGCAGCGCCCGCCGAACCAGATCAGCAATCTTCCGACACTGGACTGAGCTATACGCTTCGCCGGAACCTGATGACCACACATCGAATTGTAGCGTTACCTCGAGCCCGTCGATGCAATCGTAATAATCCGATGTTGCGCTCGTTGGGCCGAGGCTGATGTACGGGAATGGCACATCAGGCACAGGTCCGCTCGCAGTCTGCTTTTCCGGCACCCGATCATAGATCCGCTGCGCGACGAAGGCGGTGATCGGCGCCGTCACCTTCAACCTGTTCATCGCGGCGAGAGCTAGTTCAAACGTCGGGTCCATTATGACGTCGCAACCATCTTGCCGGCCTTGCGGGTCGCTGACCTAATGCTGCGAACAGCCTTCTTCTTGTTGGCGCGGTAGCTGACGTAAAAGTACGGCTGCGCGCTCATCTTCGTCGTTCCGAACTCCACCCAGCGCGCATAGTAGGCGTCGTCAATCCCACGTTTCTTATCGCGCGAGCCGGCATAGATCGTGATTGTCAGATCGCTGCCGAGTTTCCCTTTGACCACCGCTACAATCATCGCGCCGGCGGGCGCGTCGCGGCCCCAGGTCCATCCGATCGAATCCCGGAGGGCGCCGGCACGCCGTCGCGCATCCGGCTCTTTGAGAACCGGAACCAGCGACCTCATCATCGCCACGATCTCGTCGGCCGCGGCGGCCATCGCAGCCTTGATCTGTGCCTTTGCCACTTCGGGCATTCGTCGCAGTTTTGCCTCGAGCTTCGCTCGCCCCAAGATCGTGACGGTGCGCGCCATGCTAAGAAGGCTCACCTTCCGTTACGAGCAAATCGACCCACTGCCCTTTGCCGTCCGGGTCCACCGGCGCGGCGTTGATATCGAAGAACCGGTTGGCATTCCGTGTATCGACCAGTCGCCAGGCCGTGGTCACATCCTTCATCGGCGCGCAGTCCCTCACGGTAACGATCCACGGCTGACGACCCTGCAGGCGCGCCTGCATTACAGTTTCCGTGCCCTTGAGCGGCCGCATCGCCGCATCCAGCGTGAACACAGTCGCAAAGTCACCGGCTCCGGGAATAACGTTGCCGAATCCATCGTCGCCGTCTGCTCGTCGCTGAAAGTGCAGCCGGTGCCGCAGCGCGCCGTGGCGATAATTACTGTGGACCATTGATCATGCCATAGACGGATCGCGCAGCCGCCAGAGCAATGCCGCGATCGGGTTCTTCGGATCGGGTCCGGTCTTGCCGGAGAGCCCCGTCAGCATCGCCAGCGATTCCTCCGTATCATCCAGCAGGCATCGCACCGCGATGATGATGGCGGCGGTCACGCGGGGCGGGACGGTTTCTGCGGTCCAAGCCGGATCGGGCTTCGGCTGGACAAAGTCCAGAACAATGTCCGTCGCCTGCGAAATCTTCAGCGCGATGTCGTCGAGCCGCGACGTGTCGCCGTCGCCAGAGGATGAGCCCCCGACATCGGCGGCCAGCCCGAGTTTCAGCGCCTTGTCGACCTGATCGACGGTAACGAGGCCAACCATTACTTGGCGTCCTTACCGTTCTGACCCTTCTT